AAATCACATTTTTGAACAGCAAAATTAGAAAATCTTTGACCTAAAATTCCTATATTTCCATAGAAAAGCGGATTATTATTAATTATTATATCTTTTCCTAACCAAGATGAAACAACAGGTATTCTGATTTTTTCTAATATCTTATTAAAAACGTTTTCTGTTTTTGATAAACCTATTCCGTTTCCTATCAAAATTAAGGGCCTTTTAGATTGTTTTATTTTACTAATTAAATAAGCAAAATCTATATTAGGACGTGGTGTAATGCTTGTTGCTTTAACTACAGGCGGTATATTCGTGTTTTCTATAAACGCGTTTTGAATATCTAATGGAAATTCAACCCATACTGGACCGCCTCTTTTTAAAATACATTTGTAAAATGCCTCATTCAATGAATCGACGACATCCTCTTTTTTATTTACAGTAACACAATAATTGGTAAAAGTTTGTATAATAGGCATTATATTTAATTCTTGTACCCCCAATTGTCTTAAAGGCAAATTTTGACTACCCACGCTTTGATTTAACGGCACATTTCCAGATATAACAAATATCGGAACACTATCTTGAAAAGCTCCTATTACTCCAGTAAATGTATTAGACGCGCCCGGACCATTTGTAATCAATAAACACGATGGTTTTCCGGAAATCCTATAATAAGCATCAGCCGCCATAGCGCATGCTTGTTCTGTGCATAAGCAATAATAATTTATTTTATATAAACTTATTGAATTTAATATTGGTCCAATAAATCCTCCAGAAAGTGTAAATATTGTATCTATGCCATTGGCTATTAAAAATTCTATAATATAATCACTGACTTTAATCATTGTATATAATTTCAAAACAAAATTATATAGAATTTATTTATTAAAAAATTCTTTTATTTTTGAACAGACATAGTCTACATCATCTATTGTCATTCCATGATGTGCTCCTAATAAAAACCCTTCAGCCATAATTCTGTCTGAGTTTTCAAAAGCTTCTAGATATTCCCTATAAACTGGATGTCTTGTTACATTTCCCGCAAAACACACACGAGTTTGGATATTATTATCTTCTAAAAAAGTTAACAATTCTAACCGCCTTTTTGTCATAAAAGGTATGGCTAACCAATCACTATTAAATGTGTTTATGGGCAATACTAATTCGTCAAAATCCTTCAAGTTCTCTAAATATCTATTAAATATTGTCTTTCTTTTCTGTCTTATTTCTTCTAATCTAGAAACTTGTACTAATCCGAAAGCTGCATTTACTTCGGATGATTTCATATTATATCCAACAGCCCCGTACAAGAATTTATAATCATACGGAATACCGTCAATATTAAATTCAAACCTCGTTTTTATATCTTCAGAATTATCACCGATTCTACCCCAATCTCTAAACATTGTTGCTCTTTTCAATAATTTTTCATCATTCACCATAAGCATTCCGCCCGAACCACATGCAGTTATTAAATGACTTGAATAAAAACTAGTTATTGATAAATCAGTTTCAGGAGTAGAGGTAATAGTGTCCGCGGAATCTTCAAACAATATTAAATTGGTTCTTTTTCTTATTTCTTTCCAGTCTGGTTTCGAGCCAATCAAATTTGGTAGCAAAATGACTCTCGTTTTATCAGTTATTTTTTTAAATACTTGATCGGGCGTTGGAACATAAGTTCCTATTTCTACATCACAAAAAACTGGGGTTAAGCCACATTGAATTATTGGTGCCAATGTAGTAGCAAAAGTACATGCTGGTGTTATAACTTCGGAACCTGCTTCTAAATTTAGAGAATTCAATCCTAACAATATTGCGGACGATCCACTATTTACAAATAATCCAAATTTTTTACCAAACAATGACGACACTTTTTCTTCAAATTCAATAGTTCGTGGGCCAAAACCGGCCAACCAGCCATCATTTAAACATTCTACAACCGCCTTAACTTCTTCATCGCCGTATGCCTCCTTTTTATTTGGAGCATACCAAACCTTTTTTTTCATCTTATTTTTGTGTTTATATTATAAAAATATATTTTTTTATTATATAAACACAAAAATAAGATGAGACTTTTCATCCTTTCTTCAATTATTGTCATATTGACTGCAATAATAATATTTTCCATTTTTGTTTTGAGTGAAAAAGATGCATTTAAAAAACGGTACGCTTTCTGCATGTTAGGCCAACCACGCGCGATAAAACCAACAATTGACAATCTTTACAAAAATTTAATTGAACCGCTGAATGCTGATGTGTTTTTACTCCTGCAAAAAACACACACTGATATTGATAATGATTTTAATTTATTTGAGAAAAACGTCGTTGAAAAAATATTATATGATCCCCCGGAAAAGATTTCTGACAAATATAAATATTTTGATAAATTTGAAAAAAATTGTAAACACTTAAAAAAAGATGCTATTTTACAACTTTGGTACAATTGTCATTTAACAAATGAACATTTTGGTGACGCTCTTCAAAACAATTATGAATATATTATTTTAACAAGATCTGATTATCTTTATTTATTTCCGTTTCCAGATATATTAGAATTAACCAACAACGAAAGTAAAAATATTTGGGTATTTGATGGACATGAATATAGTGGAGTAAATTCAACATTAATGTGTATTCCATCAATTTACATTAAAAATCTATTAGCATCGTGTTATGATTATCTACAAAATTGGGATGATTTAGAAAGACTGATGCGATCATCCAAGTATTGCGATGATGTTAATCCAGAGTACTTTATGCAACAAATAATGGAGCATAATAATTTTAGACTAGGAAAAATACAAAATAACGCATTTATAACTGGTGTATCTGAAAATGATATAACAACTACTGATTACAAAATTAAATACGATGAAGAACATAGAGTATATTATAAATATAGGGAACAGCTAAATAATACATTCGAAGCATTATCTCAATATGAAAACGGAAAACGATGGACTTTCACAAAAGACGAGGAATTTGACAGAATTGTTTTAGAAACACCTAGTTCTTGACAAAGATCATAATTTTTTCCGCCGCTTCTTTGTGTTTTGTCGAACCTACGTCCTTATTGTACATAGGCTGAGTACTATGTAAGCGAAAGTATTTCTTTGTTATGCTATTCATATCTCCTAACAAATCGTATTGTTCCGTATTATCAGAACCGTATCCCGATAAAATATAACAAAGTCGTCCACTCTTTTCGAGAACATGATGGCACAATTTTATCGTCTCTTCCCAATATCCTTCTAACCATTCATCGTAAGATTTGTACTTATTGGTACTTTGTTCTGTACCTTTATATAATTCTAATCGATAATAAGGAGGGCTGAAAAACACGACATCAAAATGTTCTCGATATTTCTTTCTGAATTGAATAGACTTGGCCAAGTTCTCCGAAGGTTCACAAAAAATAGTTGTCTTTTTGTCTTTATAGACATTTGCGTATTCCTGCGTTTTTTTGCACACATCACTGAGAACATCTGTTCCTACATATTCGACAACTTCCGGGCACTCCAAAAACCCAAAACAATAAGACGACCATCCTAGAGTCGGTGTGAAAATTCGAGTGCCTTTTAATACAGATTTATTCAAAGAATAAACCAAATACGGGTTCATAATGGATGCGCGAAAATAAAAGGACGAGAACACGGAACCGATTCGACCATCTTCAATATACGCCGACGCGCTCGGCGTTAATAATTTGTAGTCTATAATATAATTTAAATACAGGTCTTTGAGAACATCCAAATAAGTGGGCACACCTTCTAAACCCGATTTTGTATCTTGTAATATGCCTTTAAAATGCATATTACGAATGACGTTTTTATAATTCACTGATTGATTGTTATTCATGTGCCTATTTTTCATGGGCGGTATCTGAATCGACAAAAATTCGGGATCAATACGTAGCGACAAATTATAAAATCGCGTTAAATATTCGTTACGTAACTTAATGTTCTCAAAAAGCGTCTTTATTTTGGAAATATCAATGTCTCTCCGAGACATATATTCCTTTAAAGGGACTAAACCGGCCGAGGTTCTTACCGTAGCTTTACGTAAAAATTCACTGAAAGTACCAGGGGCTTTATCGAATATAGTTAAAAATTCACGTAAGGTCATTAATTTCATTTATATATTGTGTGATAAAAAAAACAATATGTACAACCCCGCCCTTTTTATATTTTTAGTAACTTAGAAATCGGCATACCCCCCCTCAAAGTGAGTATCGAACACAGAATCTTTTCCTACAAACTCGAGATCTGGCATACTCGAGTCGTCTGCTTCCTGATTTTGTGAGTCTTCCTCCTTGACCTGTGCCGGTAATTCGTCGGTGAATCGCGCAAACTCAACATGGGACAAATACGTCTCATATGCACTAACCCACCGCCAGGTTCGCTCATCGACTAGCTCAATGCCTTCGCCAATGAAGCCTCTGCCACGTTGTCCTTCATATACATGAATAGCACAATTACAGCAGTATCCGATGAACTGCCCTTGGTAGGAGCCATAATATGCACAATTACTGCATTGTTCTGGACCAGTATCATGTTCATGATTCTCGATCCAGCGGTTAGGAAAAGAGGGATGATAGGAGCCGTCCCAGCCATACTCACGCTTCCCTTCACCCACCGAATCGGACACAACACGGACCTCGTTGTAATTAGAATTTGCAGTCATGGCTACTTTTTTGCATTCCATTAAGAAATAAAAAAGCTTTCAATTTTTATTGGTCCAAGAAGTTTTCCAAATATTGAGACAAACCCGTTCGGCTAAATACTAATTTTTTATCCCCTTTAAATCCCCCAACCAATCATAAATAATTATCTTACTTACTATGCACACATACATTGCTTTATTAAACAATATTCGTTACTTAAAAAATAAATACTAATAGAATACTAACAAAAAAATCCCCATTTTTTGCAGTCATTGGGCCGTTTTTATGTATCTTACTGTAAATGGTAACGTTTTATATCTAAAAAACACCAATATTTTTATGCAGTCAATTCCCCAAAAAGAAATAGGCTAACTTTTGGAAAATGGACATTTATAAATGTCCAAAATGAAAATATACGAATTAAAGTTTTACTGAAAAACGCATTGACTCGAAAATGCTTTAAAATACATAATTATTTTTTTAGTATGAAAGCATAAGAAAAAACGCGAAAAACGCTTATTAGGACAAATTTGTTAGGCAAAATCCTAATATTTCAGTCCCAAAAAATCCCATTTTGGTTTGCAATATTATATTCACTACATAATTAGTAACGCTCTGTTTAAAAACCATATCATTTTGTTACGATGGATTAAAATCCTAATTTTTGCCTAATTTAAAAATCCCCGCTGGTTCCGTGCTAGATAGACATTTATTTTAATTCATGTACGTTACCATAGGTCTTTGATATTATGCGCGGTCAATATAATAAAAACCCTAATATTTGATTACAAGAACGAATCCCCTGCGTCGTTGAGGTTTAGGGATTTTCTCATTAGTCATTATACGAATGGAAAAATCCCCAGAAATCCCCAAAAAATATAACTGTTGTCCATGTGACTATTTCACGAATAACAAAAAAGATTTTATTAAACATAATTCAACCCGTAAACATAATTTACTAACAAATCCGAACGAATTAGTCCCTTCTTCAAAGGAATATCCATGCGCGTGTGGTAAAACATATAAGCATATGTCTAGCCTTTGTAATCATAAGAAAAAATGCACGGGTTCAAATCAAGACGATTTAATAAAAGCAGTTCTATCAGAAAATAATAAATCAATAAACGCGTCGCTCTTATTAGAAATAGTAAAACAAACGAATGAATTCAAATCTTTATTAATTGATCAAAACAACAAAATCAACGAACTAGCGAATCAAAACACTATGATTCAAAACAATATTACAACTCACAATAACAGTTTCAATCTGAATGTATTTTTAAACGAAAAATGTAAAGACGCGCTTAATTTAATGGATTTTGTAAATTCTTTGCAGCTAAAACTAACTGATTTTGAAGAAACAGGTCGTTTAGGGTACGTAGAGGGTATTTCCAAAATAATCGTCAACGGACTTAAACAAATGGATGTTCATAAACGCCCAATTCACTGCACGGACGTAAAACGGGAAACAATGTATGTAAAGGACCAAGACGTCTGGGAAAAAGAAAACGACGAAAAATCCAGACTGTCCAAGGCGGTCAAAATAGTAGCGGATAAGAATTTTCAACAGATGATGGAATGGCAAAAAGAATATCCGGAATGCATTGTCAATAACACTACACAAAACGAGAACTTTATTAAAATCATGCTTGCCGTTTTAGGAGGACAAACCAATGAAGAAGACGAGAAAAATCGCGAAAAGATTTTACGAAACATCGCAAAAGAAGTGGTTATTGACAAATCGAGCTGTTGATTCCCGGTAGTCGGACAATTCTATAAAACCAGTGTTTTTATAGAATTCATATTTTTTTAGGTATTAATTAAGAACTAGCGACAGAAACATCCGCAACAGGGGCAGTGGTTACACGAGGACGGCGAATCTGCTTTCGCCTTTGAACGGTCTTAAAGTCGTCTTTTCCAGACTCCTGAGACTCAGGCGCTGCTCCCTCCTCATCTCCATAACGGCGATAGTTACGGGCCGGACGACGCGTCTCGCCCTCCTGGGGAAAAGCTCCACGACGAATCTCGCACATGAGCTTTCCTCCCTTGACACCTGAAATATCGTTTGCCTGAAGCTCATGCTTGTCCGAATTCGACTTCTCTAGAGTAAACTCAACGTACTCACCCTGGGTAAGATACTTATACTGAGAGTTGGTAACACGAATAGAAGAATAATGAACAAAAATATCACGACCAGCATTCTCGCCATCACTCATCGTGATAAATCCATAACCAGCCTTATTGTTAAACCACTTTACTTGACCAAGAGATCTGTCGGTAGTACTCATTGTATTACGCTATACCATTACTAGTACGATTTTTTTATATCATTTTTAAATATATCAATTAAATAATCATAATCGGGCATACAATCAAACGATAAGTCATAACAAAATTTTGTATACGTCAAAAACGCAGGATCAGAATGATAGGTTATCATTTTTTCAAACGATTTACGGGATTGTCGAATCTCATTTTTTTTGTCTGGATCATCGAGACCTATCTTTTCCCAGGGTAATGTTCTCCCGTTTAGTAAAAACAACAAGATATAACTAATTGAAATTAAATCGTCTTTAAATGATGGACAGCATCCTTGATGTTGGAAAAAACTCATCCATTTTGGTGTGCCTGTCAATTGTGGTTTGAACTTTCCAATATATTCTTCCTCTTGAACTGG